CTAATTACATGCGCCGTGTTTATCAAATAACAGGAAGCCTTCAAAAACATAGACATTCTTGCGCTTGAACAACGTAAATTGCGGATAAAGCATTTTAAAACGCTCTAAAAATTCCGCTTTCTTGTATTTATTGTCATAGTCGTAATGAAATAAATCCCATAAATCGATAACCTTTGTACACGTCATCGGCAGCACATCCGTTGCAATGTGATTTTTGAAAAACGTCGCAATGTCTTCGTCCAGCTGGAAATAGCGGTCTTTCTCCTTAACTTCTTTCCGCGCAGCATTTAAATCACTTACAACCTCTTTAACACCTTTTAATCCGTCAATTTCTTGTTGTATCTCGAATAATTGATCCCGTTGGAGAACATCCATTGTTTCAAACTGATCCTTCATAACCGCAAGCTCTTTTATGATTTCTTCACCTCGGCCTGCGTTATCAACAAGCATTTTTTCCATAGCTGCAAGCCGGTTTTCAACCAGTTGAGGCATGGTATATTGCCCCGTTGCGCGGATACTCGGCAAAACCTCGGAAGTAACCCATTTACGGAACCGCTTTGCCTCCGGCTTATTCGACCGCATAATAAGCGTATACAAGCCGGATTCATTGATAATGTTCATATTTGGATTACCGCCTTTAAGAGAGGTTCCCTCAGAGATTCTTAGGGAACCCCTTTCATCATCGTCTAAAGCCTTTAACGCTTCAGTAGGATTTGTTAATTCCAATGCTGCACAAACATCCTTTGCAACAAACCACGGCATACCGTCTATCACAACGGTACGCAGCAACTGATCATCATAGCCGAATGGGACAATCTCATTCTTTTCCATGTTCCGCCTCCTGATTTTCTTTTAGTTTTTTTTGAACCTCAATGTAAGCATATACAGCGCGCGCCTCCGCTTCCGTTAAATTTTCGATTTCAGCAAGCAATTTTGTTTGCAAGGAAGATAAATGCCTTTTTACCACCTCTTTTGGCCCGATTTCATTCAAAATCCACTCTTTAGAAAAACCGGTCTGATTCTCTACCACTTGCGCGGTACGGCTAGACATTCCCGATTCGCCTCTTAATAATTTTGAGACATAGGCAGTTGAAACATCTATCATTTCTGCAAATTCCTTCTGATTACATCCTCTTGCTTCTAAAATGATACGAATCCTTTCTGATAAAGTCATATTACCCCCTTATTGATGCATAATACTTCAAATAATTAACTAAGTCAATCAAAATACGCTTGACAGTAAACTTTATTAACTATATAATCAACATAGTTAATTCAGACGAGGAGGCAGTTAATATGCAGATAAGAAAATCAGCAAAAGACGATTTAATTAAATTTGTCCTTGAGGCAAGCGAAGAGCAAAACTCTAATCTCGCAACATTCATTGCGGGAATGCAAGCTCAGAAAAGAGCAAGCAAACAAGCTAGAAAAGCTGCCCAGCCAGCACCCATTTCACGGAAACCTGCCGCAGTTCCAATAGGATAAAGCCGGTTTTACCGTCTTCTATATAAAGCAAGGAATAGCCGGACGGCACGGGGCCGACAGCGTAAGACTAACTGCGAAACGGTAAGCCGTCTTTTTTTTGCTATGAGAAAAGGAAAACGAGAACCGCTGTATATCAACGGCTTATTTTACAAAAGTTTTTTTATCGCAAACATCGAAACCGGCATTTCCGGTGTAAGTTTTTGGAAAACACTCAAAAACCGGCGCGGACATCCGGCAACAATACAGGGAAACTTTGTCGCTACTGCAATATGGGTACAAACTCGCAAAGCAGCCGCAAAAATGAGGTACGGACTATGAACGAAAAAGATTATCAATTCCAAGTACTGGATTTAAAAATTTCGCAGGCAATCGCGCTCATAAAAGAAAACAGAGAACTTGAAGAGCAAAAAGATTTTTTCAACAACCTTCCCGAATGGGTAACACTTGACACTGCCTGCAAACTGAAAGGCGGTGGTGCATTAGAAACTTATAAGTCAAAGCTCTTTTTGCAGCCGTGCTGCGGAACAAACGCCCAATACGTTTGCGGCCGCAAAAGCTGGCATAAACAGGACGTTATAGAGTGGCTGTCTGTTACCGACCACAGCCTAAAAGCATACGCAGAAAAATACGGCGTAACCATCCCCGCAAATTATGCGGAAAGGAGCAAGCAATGATGAAAAACGGAAACCATCAATATATCATTAAGCTGATTTTAAGCGACCGGCCGGATCAGAAAGAATATTACACCGGCTTGTTGGAATTCGGCAATATTTGCATCGCGCAAACAACAGCGGACATCGACGATTCAAATGTTAGAACATTCGACAGTCTTTGGGATGCCGTTGCGGAATTCCAGCGCATTTCTCATAGTGCACAAAATATACAGGAAGATAATGCAACCTTCATTAAAAAGGACAAGGAGTAACCAGCATGACAGACCTTAATAAATTCACTGCTACCGGCAGAATAACAGCGAATGCCGAATTAAAGTACACACAGTCCGGCACAGCCTGCACGACATTCAGCATTGCAGTCAACAAATCGTATAAAAAAGATGACACATGGGAAGAACGGGTTAATTTTTTCAACTGTACCATCTGGGGTAAATACGGCGAATCGATGCAAAAACATCTTTCAAAAGGCAAACAAATTGCCATCGAAGCGGAATTAAACCACAATCCATGGACGGATAAAAACGAGGTACGGCATAACGACGTAGTTCTAAACATTCAAAACATCGTGCTGCTCAGCTCACCCAAAAATAAAGGGCAAGCAAGCGATGCACAAGATACGCCACAAGCGGCGTCTACCGGCGAATATCCCGACAACATTCCATTTTAAGAAGGAACTCTCCAGATGGCAAAAATTATAACCGTATCAAGTTACAAAGGCGGCGTCGGTAAAACGACGATTATAACAGCAGTGGCCGAAATACTTGCAAGCAGAGGGTACCGCTCGCTCATTATAGACCTCGATAGCAACTGTACCGTCTCCCGCTGTTACAATAAACTGTTTCAAGATATAACCTCCAAAAATCTTTTGTCAGAAACCGTAACAGATTTTAAAGGCGTCTATCCGGCAAAAGAATATATCGACATCATTCCGTCCTGCCTTGAAAATCATCTTTTAAATAACATTATGGATATGCAGCTAAAAATCAATCTGCAAAAGACGGGATTAAAAGAAAAGTACGATTATATTTTAATCGATCCGCCGGGACATTGGTGCGCACATACACGAAATGCCGTATTTGCCTCTGATGTACTCATCCTTCCCGGCACGTGCTCTTCACTCGATTTTTCTGCAATCAAACTTTATTTCGATATTTTGCAAAATTGCTGCATCGAAGCAGACACGTATGTATGTATCAATAAAGCAAACAGCAAGACAAACGAACCGGGCATTATCGAAAAATACAACGCAGCATTTGGCGATTTTCTTATTCCCGGCAGCATCCCCGATATAAAGTCCCTAAAACGGCTGACAGAGAATGTGAACTATCCGCTGCAGCAAGCGGTAAAAAACCGGCTTGAACAGTACATCGATTTTTTTATTAAAGGAGATACATCATGCCTAAATTAGAACCGGCAGGCGTAACACAAAAAATAAGCCTTTCTCAAATCATCGAAACCGGCAACGTCCGCAAAGAGTATCAGGATATTGAAGAGCTTGCCCAATCAATAAAAGATTCGGGATTGATGCAACCCATCGTCGTTAAACGTGCAAGCATAACGGATACCGGTATTCAGCAGTATGAACTGATAGCCGGACACCGTCGCAAAAGAGCTTTTGAATATCTTTGTTCAAAAGGCGACGATTTCAATATGATCGATGCCGTTGTAAAAACCGGCGACACCCTTACACTGCAGCTCATTGAAAACATACAGCGGAATGATTTAACGGCGGCCGAACGGGAACAAGGCGTTGCCGAAATGCTTGCAACCGGTATTTCACAACGGGAAATCGGCGCAAAGCTGGCAAAAACAGAACAGTGGGTATCAAAGCATTTGGCAGCACATAGAATCAGATTGCTCCTACAGCAGCAAAAGATTGACACCAAACAGTACGAAACGACAACTTTAAACCTGTTCCGTACTATCCCCGAAGCCGACCTAAAACCGTTAATCGAAAAAACAGCGGCGCTCGGCGGAACCAGAGCTGCTGCAGAATCGGTAATCCGCGCTTATAAAAGCAACGCTACACAACCGACACCCCCGGAACCTGAAACACAAAGCAATACACACCAGCCGGAAGAACCGGATATGATTATTCAATCCGGCAACGCTGCCGTTAAAGAACCTGCGCCGTCTGCCGTATTATCCTCCGTTTCTCTTTCGGCAGAAAAAACAGAGGATGCCTTACAACAACCGAAAACACCGCCTTGCCGTAAACAAGAAAGCCGGCAACCGGTACAGTCTTTTTCGCAAGCAGATCAAAAACAAGCGCATTCCCATTCGGAACCGAAATCAAACAACGCGGCAATACACGAAGAGAAAATACCTGTGGCCGATAAGCTGATCAGTTCAAAATTTGTGTTCGGCGAAATAATGGCCTACATTAAAGCAGTGCAGAATACTATTGAAACGCTTGAATCACACGAAGCAAAACTACTTGAGCAGGCAAAAATTGAAGCGGCTTACGATATTATCGCCTTGCTGCATACAGACACAGAGGCGTAATCAATGCCGAATAAACCCGGATGGCTGTATAAATACAGCGAAACACTGAAACAAAACACCGCTTATCATTGTGCGTCGGGCTGGATTTTTTGTCAGGACGGAACAAAATACAGTCCTACGGAAATACGGCAACTACAAAAAGCCGGTATAGCGGCGCTTCCGCTAAAAGTACACACCGTTAAAAAGGTGTTTGAAGGAATAATTGTCGATATACGGCATAAAACACCTCCAGCCGCCGTATCCCGTTCGGAACAAGCAAAACAACCGGCTACCGCCGTTCAGCAAAAACCGGCAGCAGCACAACCGGAACAGCTAAAACCAATAAGAAAAGCGGATGATATTTACGACGAATACGGGAGACTGCAAATATGGTAACGGATATAATAAATACACTACATATCGGTGATGCTCGTATAATAATACCGACTCTGCCTAAAAAATCAATACAGACAGTCATTACATCTCCGCCATATTTTCAATTACGTGATTATGGAATAAACGGGCAAATCGGTCAAGAAGAAACGGTAGAAGACTATATTTATAACCTAGTAGATGTATTTCATAAAATAAAACACGTTTTAAAAGACGATGGCACTTTATGGCTTAATCTTGGAGACAGCTATGCAGGGAGCGGCAAGAATAGAAATGCAGCCGGTAAAAACTACACGCTAAAAGAAGGATGTAAAGACAGCGCCCATACCGGTAGACGGATGGGAATTATCAAGCCAACACCCTTATCAGGATGGCTAAAGCCGAAAGATTTAATTGGAGTACCGTGGCGGGTAGCGTTTGCGTTACAGAAAGATGGCTGGTATTTACGACAAGATATCATTTGGCATAAACCAAACGTAATGCCGGAAGCGGTAAAAGACCGCTGTACAAAATCACATGAGTATATTTTTCTCTTATCTAAACATAAGAATTATTATTTTAATGCAGAAGCAATAAAAGAGGATTCGGTAACATTTGAAAACCGTCTGCCTGCAATAATACGAAACCGTGAATATGGATATGCAAGCAAATTAAACGCTATGCATCCTTCGTACAATTTAAGAAGAGATGACAAACGGGATCCGTTCAAACAAGAAAGCCCGCAAAAACGGTTAAACAGGAAAGACAGTGATTATGACATTACGAAGCGCAACAAGCGGGACGTATGGACAATCCCAACGCGCCCATATAAGGGAGCGCATTTTGCCGCTTTTCCAATGGCGCTCATTAGCCCCTGTATTTTAGCAGGAAGCCGTGAAGGGGACGTGATACTCGATCCATTTTTCGGTAGCGGAACTGTAGCAGAAGCGGCGAGATTTTTTAATCGAAATTGGATAGGAATAGAGCTTAACCCTAAATATAAAGACCTTTACAAAGAACGGCTCTGTCTCTTTGATTATACAAACAAATGACACACGGCAGCTTATTTTCAGGAATTGGTAGGTAACACATGAACTTTGACAAATACAAAAACAGACTGATAGAGTATTTACGGATAAAAGGCATAAAAGCAGAAAGGGGACTTGTCCGTTGTTTTAATCCTGAACATGAAGACCGAAACCCGTCATGCGAATTGTTTGAAGATCGCTTTATGTGCTATTCAGGAAATTGCGGTATACACGGCGATATTTATGACGCCGTAGGTATTTTAGAAGGTATTACCGATAAAAAAGAACAATTCAAAGCAGTCGAAGCCGCATTCGGCAGCGGATACACCCCAATTAAACAATCGGAAAAACAAACAGCAGAAAAAGAAACCTTTACACCGGACGCTGCAGCCTGTGCTGCATTTGAAAAATATCTTGTCGGCAATAAGAAATCAGAAAATCAAATACGGAGCTTTCTTCAGACACGGGCAAACGTAACCAGTGGCTCCGGCACTGACTATCCTCCAGGCATTGCAAGAAATTTGGTAAAGTATTTTTTTTACTGGCCAGGCTACGACATCGCCAGCGCCGAAGCCGGTATAACCGTACTGCGCGGCGCTGGCGTTCCGCTGCCGCATCCTATAAAGGGATATTCAAGCTGGCAGCATTCCGGCGTTATTATCAAATTAGGTTCAGGATATAAGCTGCATTATTACGAAAATTTCATATGTGAAAAACGCGGCACAAAAAGCTGTAAAACATTTCCAATGCCCGGCGTAATTGATACCAAGAAACCGGTTATATTAGTAGAAGGCGAAATGGATGCTCTTTCCTGCGCTGCTGCAGGAATAGAAAACGTCTTTTCAACAGGAGGCACAGAAGGTTTAACCGGCCCTAAAATAAAACAGTATTTATTATCGGTTCCCGAAATCATCATTTTTTTTGATAAAGATATTGCAGGGCGCAAAGCATCAGGATTAGTCGCAATCAATGAAAACGATAAACGGAAAACAAATCTTCCTGATACATTACGAAAAGCGGGCTATAACGGCATAATAAAAATTGCGTCCTTGCCCGACGAATTTCCGTATAAAGACCAAGATGCCGCCATTTGCGCCGGTAAAATTGAAACAGTATTGCAAGCGATTAAAGAAGCAAAGGAATACACACCGCCGGAACAGAAAGATAAAGAACCTGCCGTACTTTGGGAAACATTTGACACCGTTGGTATTAAACAACTGCGCAACCTTTTAAAAAAGATACCCCTTGCAGATGTGGACGATAAAGATGTGCAGCCGTTCGTATCTGCCTGTATAAAAGCGTGCGACAACAGCCAAATTACGCAAGAATTATTAAAATGGGGGGCAACACCCGAACAAATTGAAAATAAAAATGACTATACACCCTATTTTCTGATTGAAGCGTGTGAAAAATACGGCACGTCGAAATATTTGCAAAAAGCGATTGAACGGGCGCTTATTCCGGAAAAAGAAATCCTTGCAAAAATTAAAAAGCAAAAAACCATCGTCGAAATTGACTACGAAGCAATGCGTAAAAACGCAAATGCGCTGCAATTTTTAACAACCGGCGGAGTCCGTTCCGCTTCGATGCTTGTTTCCGACGTACTGCAAGGGCGACTCATTTATGTAGAAAATGAAAAGAGGCACTATTTTTTTAACGGACATATTTGGACACGTGAACCGGATATAGCAGGCGTTGCTTATAGTATTCTTGCAAATGTCTTACGTTCTTTTCTCGGAATATCCAGAGAAGGGAAAACAAAAATATATGAATTGCTATTAAAAATAGAAGCACGGCGTTTCCGTGTAGAACTGGCACAAGACCTTTCCGGTCTTAAGCCGGAAGTATTCCGTGAAAACGTCCTTTTTGACGGGCCGACCGTACAAGAATCGCTCACACTGATTGACGGTGTTATGGATTTTTCAGGCAACAAAATTGTCTTTAGAAAATCAACACCCGAAGAATACCGACGCGATGTGCTGCCGTACCGTATGGAAGCTGTAGAGAAAGCTACAGAACCGACTAATTTCCTTGCGTTTATGAAATCAAACTTCAAGAATGAAGAAACTTTGCAAACATTGATGTATTATTTATCACTTATCCCGTCGCGAAATATGCAATTTAAATACGGCGGTATTTTTATCGGGAAAACGCATACCGGCAAAACTACAACGATAGAGTTACTCAAAGATGTCTATACTGATATGATAGACCGCATCCCTGCTGATATTCTAGTTTCCCAAAACAAACGACGGGTATCAGGGAACGAAGCAACCCCGTATATTGCCCGCCTTGAAGGAAAAGGCGCTGCTATCGTGCAGGAGACGGAACGCAACGGCTATTTGAACGCTGCACTATGGAAAGAACTTACCGGTAATGATACGCTTACCGCCCGCAGACTTTACAAAGACCCGCATGATTTTACTCCGACCGCACAGATTATTATGTGTACGAACCACAGCCCGCGTTTTGATGCACACGAACAAGCAACCATAGACCGTATGCTTGTCATTCCCTTTTCCGTACAGCACAAAAAAGGAGGTAAAGACACAAAGTCTCTTTCAACAATTTTAAAATCGATACGGGAAGAATACCCTGCAATTATTAAATACTTTGCAAACCTGTATATTGAATTAAAATATAAATATGAAGGGGCAATCCCCCTATCGGAAGAATGCAAGAACTACAAAGAGAACTACGTAAAGGATCAGGAAACAGACCTCGATAAATTTGTATCGGATTGTATTGAAATTGATATGTCCGGCGACGCTTTTGAAACAGTACAAGCGGTATACGACCAGTATCTTAATTACTACGAATTAGCAGCTGATGATAAAGAAGCGCTCACCCGTAACAAGTTTGTACGTTTTATGAAGCATGACTACATCGAAATTAAGTATAAACAGAAAAAAATAAATGGTAACCCCGTCTTATGTTTTATCAATGTGCGGCTTAAAAAGATTGAAGGAGAAGCAACGCAACCCACCCTTATCCCTGAAAATAGTACGGCATTTACACCATCCGATGACATGCCGCCCCCCAATGAAGACCCGTTTGCATAAGGAAAGAATAATGATACCGGCATCACCTATCGATATTTTAGCACACACAGGATATTCCGAATACGATACGGTAAAACAACTGCATGAACGCCATTATGACGACTTTATTGAATTGACGATATACCGGCGGAATAATCTTTTTGCATACGGCTATAAATTAAAAATCCACCGCATCATCAGGCAAAAAACACCGCATGAAACAGCTTTTATACACACATCGATAACCGCCGCACTATCGGCAGCGAAACAAGATATACAAAAACAGTGCAACAGCAATAGAAAAGCAAAAACGACACTGCTGCAATTTACAATCGTACTGCACAATCAATTAGAACTATTTTAAATAAGGAATGAATTATGTCGCAGATTGCAAAAATGATTATTAACGATCCTGAAAGTTTTCATCTTTTAACGACCGATGCTAAAGAACGGATTATAAAGGCGGCAACAAATACGGTTAATATCCAAGCTGCGCTTGCGAAAAAACAGAATGTAAAAACCATGAAAGGCACCTTTACACTGCGCAACACCTTTACAACACGTCAAGTACAGTATGATCAAATGCCGAAAGGACGCTATGCACTCCATGCAATACATTCAACAATTGGCGTAACAGAAAAAGCTACCTATATGGAACGGCAAGAAAAAGGTGGTATACACAAACCGGCTACCGGCTCCACACTTGCCATTCCTACCGACATTGCCCGAAGCGGAAACCGAGCAAGACCGGTTGCAAGAATATATCGAGTCAATAAAGTAAAAACACAAAAAGTACGCGGTACATTCAAAAAGAACATAGCATCAAAAAAAGCCCGGCAAGTCGCACGGGCATATATCGCATTTAAGACAGGTAAATTATTATCTTACGGCGGCAACCTGCACAAAGTTATCCGCTTTAAAGCAAAAAACGGAAACGTATCGTTCAGATTGAAACAAGCATACAGCTTTTCAAAAACACAAACCCGTACACCGCCGCAACCGTTTTTCCTGCCATCCTGCGAAAAACCCGCCGCAGACGGTCAAAGAATATTTAACACTCAAATGGATAAATTGAAATAGACACCACTCCAGTTATTCCAACAGGATTCTGTTGCTATTCCTCCTTTGGATAGCGCCGTTTTATCTCGTTAATTTTAGCAAGCCATTTGGACTTATCTAATTCACCGCGCATTACCTGCATTCCAAGTTGGTCAGTTTCTTGCCGATATGCTGTTTGCCGCTGCCGGTCAATGTATGCGTTATATTCTTCCTTGCTGATAAGTCCTGCATCGTACTGTTCTTTTTCTGTTTTTTGAGGTTCAGGATCAGCTAGATACGGTGTCGCATCATTTTTAAATTTGATGATTTTTCCTTCCGATTGACCCTTAAACAATCGCATATGTTCTTCTTCTGTTATTTTCTGATATGCAAGCCAATCATTACTTTGCTCAAGCGCAAAACCATATTGCTCCATATCGTTCTCGATTCTTTTAAAAACATAAATCATAGCGTAACATCCTATATTCTTATAGACCAACAGCAATATAATTCAATTCGCCACTGTTCTCTCGATAATTATTATCATTCCATATTCTTACACTAACGCCCGACCGTTTTTTTTCTACTATCGAACAAGCCCCAACTTCAAGAGCGCCGTCTAATTCAACCATACAAACAATTGCATAATCGGTCGATTGGAAAGACAGTGGAAAGAAAAAAGATGTCCAAGGGTTGTTAAATAGGTAAACTCCGCTTTTCCCCCCCCACTGCAGTAGCAAACCGTTTCCGAATTTTATATAGCCAGTTTCGCCGATTGCACTGAAAGCGGTTACCGGCACAAGCATACCTGTACCATTACCTGCGTGATAGCCATCAACAGTGTCGGCATTACAACCATCAACGCGTTTCTTTAACACTTCTGTAACAGCGTTATTTACGTCATCCTGTGCACCACCTGTAAGAAGATTATACACCCAATTAGGACTTGCTGCCCACGGTTCATTGAGCTGTATTTCTTTTGTATTAGGGGCTCTATTCGCCGTCTTAACTAAGCCGATGCCTTGTACGGAATTTTTACCTGAATAATCGCCTTGTGAAGCCAATTTTGGCAATAGTTTTTTAATTGCTTTTAACACATCCGATTCTTCTGCATTATCAGGCTTACCGGAAACTTTGTTTATATCACCAAACGCTTCTATAAAAATAGCCTGAAACGCACCATTAATATCGTTCATCCAGTCTGCCAGCAATGGTGTACCATCTGTGCTTTCAGCTGTCGTCGCATTAATTGCTTTTCCACCAGGATACTTCGGATCAGTATCATCCCGATAATCTGTATAATTTTGATCAATTTTTATCATTTAATAACCTCCACCTTTACTTTATATTTCTACTTATCTATACCCACTCTATAAACATTACAGCAACCGTATGTACCGGTTTGATTTTTAAGATTAAATATTCTATATAATTTCTAAATTCTTTTTTTATTTGCAATTTTTCAATATAAAGAATTTCATTTTTGTTATTGCGAACAACACTCTTACAAATAAAATAGCAATATACCCAAAACCGTCGATCATTTTTAATTGAGTACAGCTCAGAAACATCGTTCCGTAAAATTGTAGGTGAAAAACCTTCATCTCCAATTCTATAACCACATACAGCTTTTGCATTTTTACAACACAGCTTTTTATTTCCGCACACGGCAACATTCGTAATACTCCGCTGGCGCGGATTGCTTACTGGTGTGTTTTCAACAACTAAAATATTTGCATCGATGTTCGTTAACATACTTTCGAGAAATACCGCAGATTGCCCACCTTTATTTATCCGCCACAAAGCAGCAAGAACATTCCGCTGTTTTTCCAATTCTTTACTTGAGAAAACGACAGCAAAAACCTTTTCCCAATCTTCAATACAACGGCTTGTTTCGGGAAACATGTCGAAGTAAACCCGTTCCATCTCATGCCGTATATCTTCCGGCAAAACAGCAATCGCTTTTATTAACTTTCGCTTATCACTGTCTATTGTAAAATTAAAAGCTCTCGAACGAGGAAACAACAATTTTATCGCATCAAAAAAAACGCTCAATACTGCACTCCATCTATCGCTAAAGCGCCAAGCCTTGCTAATTCACCGTTATCAAGAGTATACAACGGCGCAACCTTTCCATCTTTTCGTATCTCCGCGGTTTCAAATATCGCCTTGACGGATACTGCTATTTGATTGATAACCGTTATAACATGATTTTTTGAAACAACATTCGTCCGGTTGTTATCATCGGAAAGACCTCGTATGTACAGGTCTCTATCTAAAAAATAATTTTGTAATGCGGGCTTTACTACCTGCGCAAAATCTGCAGGGACAATTCCTGATACGCCAGTAATTACAACATCAAAGACCGCAACGCTAACCGGTTTTACATTTGAATATGAACCGTCGTTTTTCGGATCAAGCATTGCCGTTAAAGGCTTCCGTGTTGCCTTGCCTGTTTCAGGATCATACGTACATGCCTCCCCTACCTTTTTTAATAAGCCTTTATCAGGAATACGATCGGCATATACATCAGAAATACCGGACACATAAAGCAGCACGCTACCCGGCTGCTCTTTATCATTGTATGGATATACATTCAATACGCCCGGAACTTCCGACGCCCAAATCCGGTAATCCGCTAATGCGCCGCCTTGCGGCTGTAACCGAAACCGGTTAATAACCCTGTTGCGGTAACTTGATTCAAGCTCGTTATCCAACCCAACCCTTGCAACATCCGAAACAACCGCTTCCGTTTTTATAAAGCCATACGGATTAACAAAGTTAAGCGTATCATTTTGCTCAAGATTTCCAGTCGTTCCTATTTCCGTGCAAACAATTGAAATATTTTCTTTTGTCTGCAATAGGGTTTTTGTTTCTTCCACTATATAGAGTTTTCCTGTTGCACTGCTTTTTAACTGTGTACCGGAATACAGAACACTTCCCTGCGTTAAAACATCAATAGTTATTATACCCCGCCACTGCACACCCGCCAGCGGCTCACCGACACCGAACAAAACGCCTAACTTAACAAGCGGCCTGAGCCGTACTCCTAAAATCGTAACTTCTTTCCAATCAGCCGTTTCCGGAAACATTTGTAAAAAATACCAGCCGACTAATTTATATACAACGATAAAAACACCCGCAAACACTTTGCATAAAATCTTAATAAAAGATTTAGGCAGAATCCGTAACTGCGTATTAAATTCATGCTCAAAAGACCGGATTAAAAGCTGCTGTACTTCTTCAATCGTTTTGTTTTTATACGCCATCTATTCCATGCCTCCACAACAAGGCAAACTCTTTTTGATAGAGCTGTTGTCCCTTGTTCTTTACTTCAACATTTAGTATAAACGTATTCTTATCTTTTGTTTTTCCGTCCGCAATAATTTCATCAGCCACACCACCGCTCTTTAACCATTCCAAATCAAGCACGGCCGCCGTTTCTGCTTTCCGTATATTTTTAACGCTCAAAGGCAACCCAGTAATCACCGCCTGAAACCGCGAAACCACCTTTTCACTTTCCTGTGTTTCTTTAAGCGTATTAGCCCACCACGTATGCCGGTTTTTAACCGTACCGGCATCATCTTTGTTACCGCCGAAAAGAGACAGATAGACAGCCGTTGAAAAGTCTTTACACGGTTTTACAAGGCCACCTTCAAGCACAATATCACCCCCGTCCGGCGTTTCAATCAAAAGAACATCGCCTTCAAAATCGCCCATTAACCGCCTCCATGCACCACTTTCTTATTTTCAATATTTGAGAAATCTCCCGTCTGCATTGTTCCAATTGCGCTCAGCAACGCCGCTTGAAATGCAGACGGGCTGCCGTTTCCCGGTTCTGTAACAGAAACTTTCAACACACCGAGCAACCCGTTAAGAATTGCCGTATTTTTTTGCAATTGCATTTTCAGTTCTTCAATTTTAATAAGTCCACCGTAATCACTGCCGTTGATTTCTGTCTTTCCTTTCGTTTTTATCTTACAATCGCCGTCTGTTTCAATTTCGATATTACCGGAATTAAGCATTTTGATTGTTGCAACAATTTTTCCGTTTTTATCACGGGCAAATAAAATCTTCTCCCCGCTCTTTGCGCCCTGTGATTTATTTAAAACACCAGCAACCACCTGTTCACCGGTACCGCCAGCCTGTACCAACAAAACCCTATCGTCTTTACACGGAACAGAATCATCACCAGCCGCAGAATATAAAAGCGGCTCTTCGCTAAAACTCTTCCGCGTTTCGACAGTAAGAGCGGTAAACGTATCGCTGGCAGCTTTTAGCATCTTGCCGATTATTCCCACGGCATCACCTCTGGGATTTTTCCTGTATAAGAGCCGGGCAAGACTAAAGACAGCTGCGTTGTTTTTTGATCTCCGGTTCGTATCATTTTTATATTACGTGCGATAAAATTTGTTTCCAGGCGTATCATCGCCTTCGGCGCCTTGACGCAAACACACAATCCTTTTTTACACAATCGATTATCGATTAAAATATGTCCTTCACAAGTTAATTCATACGAAACACAATCGGCAAACATCTTTCCAGCTTGCGTATTTACTGCTTTTTCTAAATCGCTCTGCGTTTTTGCATCGTCAATTATCATTGATTTATAACGCATAACCCCCTTATTGATTAAATACTTATTTTTAAACGTATACGAAAGACTATCATTTTCTTTGTCAGTTTTAGTAAAGCCCGTAAGATGACTATAAAAGTTTTGCGCATTAAACTTCGGCGTTATTGATAAAAGCGGCGCCTCCCCTTCAATAAATGATATAGCGGCCTTTTGCTCTTTTGCAGTAAAGAAAAGCAAATTTCCTTTTTCATCATTGGTAAAAAGCAAACCCCGTTGTTTTAAGAGTTTCGTTAAAAAGGACAAAATACTTTCTGACGGTTCACAGGCAACCTTTTCAAAAGAAGCTCCTGCATTTCCTTCTATTCCGACTTCAACGTTATACGCTTGCGCCAATTCGTCGGCAATCTGTTTCACCGTCAACCCTTTATATTGCGCCGGATATTTCGCAGGTGGTACATTACAATCGTTCAATACGCCGCACAACGGATAGCCTTGCAGCGTTATTTCTGACGAAACATCTTCCAGTTTCGGATCAGGCGTTAAGAGCCTGCCGTTAAAGACAAGCGTACCCTGATAATAAATCTCACATGATTTAAAACTAAACGGCTCAATCGCTTCCTGCAAATCTTTCAAGGAATTATCATACGGCGCAGAAAAAGAAAAGGTATCAAGTGAGTCAAACGACAAATTTAATTCATAGCCGGTAAAACCAACGAACTTTTTACCCCCAATAACAATCGCAACATCTTGTTCGCCATCAGCAACCTCAACCGTTGTTGTAACGCCTCCCTGCATTTTTTCTTTTACAGGGACAACCAATATGTCGCCGGGAAAAATGAGCGGAGACCCATCTATAGCCGTTTTTCTTCCCGTAAGTTGCGGATTAGCCAATACAATATCATGCCATTTATTGAACGATCCTAAATATTTTATTGCGATTGCACCAAGCGTATCGCCTGAAACCACCTTATGCACTTTTGACATAATAGGTAATCTCCTTGCCCATCGGCAATAAAATAATTTCATCAGCCGTGAGCTTGTTTTCAAAAATAAGCTCATCCATATAATCAACAGAACCGTATAATTCGGCGCTCAATTCTATAAGTTGCCGATCTCGGTCAAGCACAATAGTACGGCGCATCGGAAGCGAAAACGAACTATTGATAATAAGCGCTGCACTTTTATAAACAACATCGGATAATAAAAAAGCGGTTTCGTTATTCACATCAACAAACGCATTCGACTTAACTTTTGTATCATCAAAATTTTTTACGAGCTCAAAAAGATTGATAATAGCTTCCGTGGCATATATCGCCTCCTCCCGCGACACCTGAATAGCGGCCGTGTCCTTTTGCGCTGAACCTTCGGCAATCTGCAGCGCAACGCCGGAAGCAACGGAAGCAGCAGCAGCGCTTAGCGATAAGCGGGCTGTCATAATAGCGTTTGCAATATTACGCGTACCGAACGGATCATGCTTGAATTGATTTATCAGCGTAGCAATTAAAGCCGAATATCCTTTGATTTTTTCTGAAACATTGATTACCACCCGCGATGGATAGCGCATTAAGTTCAACGTAAAGCGCGCGGTATTAAGTCCTTTGTTAACGGCGCTTGAACTCTTATCAAACATTGTATTAACCGCATTTTTTAATTCTGCAACGGTTGTTAAAAAATCGCCATAACTTCCGGCATGTGAGCTTATCAGCGGTTCCATTGTGCTTTTTATCTGCTCTGTTTGCGTATTTAAAACCGACTTTTCCCGTAGCTCATCATCAATCGTACCGGCGGAAACACCGCGCGCAAAATCTTCACACGCAGCATCCGAAAACGCTTCATACTTTTCTTCAATTTCTGCAGCCGCAACCGTTTCAAGTTTTGGAATAACATCATCGGTAATAATTTTTACAAACGTAACTTCAACAACCGATTCATTGAGACCGGAAAGCAAGTCATCAACCCGTTTTATTTTCCCATGCGGCACTACTTTATGAATACCGTATACCGGATGCTGTAATTCTCCAACACCCCGTTCAAACAACAGTGCTTCAAAACTATCAGCCTGTTCCATACAATCGGAACCGTTAAAAATACAGGTAAGCGGAAAACTCGTTGCACCGGCACCCTGATGTTGCACGTGCGCGCCATCTTTATCGGGAAAAGTAAAAAGCCCTGTTTTTAAATCCGTTTCTTTAGAAACACTGCCGAATAGAAACGATACTTCCTTTCCGGACGGCGCGGTATATTTTGCTTCGGTTATTCTTTTTTCCCATTCCATAAACACAATCCCTAATAACTTCCCGAAGCAACAAGATTAAATGCCGGAGATTTCGGAGGCTTTGAAATACGCGCCTGCGTACCTTGCTCTGCACGCACCGAAATTTCTGCATGTTGATAGGTGTCTTGCCGCGAATAATAGGCAACCTGCTGCGCCGGCGAAATAGGAGCTAATTCCGGCACATCGCTGCCGAACGCCCGCCCCCCGCCTCCGTGAGCAACAGAACCTTGTGCCTTATTGATTATCTCTGTGCCGTCAACCCCTTGTATCTTATTGATCATCTCCGTGCCGTCAACGCCTTTTATTGTATCTCTGAATTTTTCTATGCCGCCTGCCATTGCCTTAAACGGTTCGCCGATATAGGGAATTTTTGCAATCAGTTCAAATATTCCTTGCAACGGCACTAATAGCGCTGATAAAATCGTTGCCCCTATCTGCAAAAGTCCTTTAACGATTCCGCCATCCGTAAACGCTTGTTTTATTCTATCCCATTCATTCCAAAACTCACGGACAATAGCAATAATAGCTGCAAAAGGCCCTGAAAAAATCCTGATTATACCGAGTACCGCTTCCTGATTTTTTGTAATCCATTCCCAAATATCTTCCCAATATGCAATGATTAAAACGATTAAACCGATAAGAATTGCAACAAGTTTGATAAACAAACCAAGAGGGCTAGCAGTCATAAGAGAATCTAAGAGCTTGTGTACAGCACCTACAGCAAGCATAACCGTTTTATAAACGCCCCATACAATCGCAACAGCTTTTATAATGCCACGCATATTCCATAAAACACTGACAAGTTTAAAAACAGCATTAAACGCTTTTGTTAAAAAATCGATAACAGGAGCTGGATCAAAACTGTTTATCGCATCCGTCAGTTTTTTAATTGCATCGGAACCTTTATCAGCAAACGCATCTACAAATTTAAACCCTAATTCCGTCAAACCGGACATTAAAACGTTTATTTGATTTTGCAGTGAGCCTCTCATTACCCCTGCTTTTTGTGCTGCTGCACCAAGACTATCATCAATAAGACTTGTATATTCCAACAATTTATCCGATCCGGCGCTAATAAGCGTTTGCGCCGCTGCTACACTTTGCTTACCGAATATTGCGTCAAGATATTCTGCTGCATCAGCAGTACCGACACCTTTAAGCGATTTTTCAAATTGCCCTATGATGTCAACAATATTCAATAAATTACCGGCAGAATCTTTTGTTCGTATACCTAATTTTTTTAAAGCCATTTCTCCGGATGCCGCCGGAGCTGAAAGCCTTAGCATAATATTTCTCATCGCCACACCGGCTTTCGATCCTGTTATCTTGTTTTTTGCCAGAGCAACCAGAGCAGCATTGAAGTTTTCAACACTCTGATTAACTTTTTTAAACATATCGCCGCCTTCCGTAGCAGCGTCAACAACGTCTTGAACAGTATGATTAGCCATATCCGCCGTTTTTGCCAGAATATCGGATACATATTTCATATTACCGGCCAGTATTTTAGGATCATCGGACATTTTTCCAAATATACTCAAAGTACCGGTTGCCATATTTACAGCAGAATCAATATCAACCATTGCCGATGTTGCTAAATCCGCAACATTCGGCAAAAGCGCAATAGCATTAGTGCTGTCTATACCGGCGCGGGCAAGCGTAGATAGTGCGCTTGCCGTTTGCTGTGCATTAAATTCAGTAACAGCAGCAACATCACGCGCCGCCTTTCCGAGTATTTTTAGCTTATCACCAAAATCAACCGCTTTAGGATTCATATCCGAAAAAGCGGCTGAAGCAGCGTGCAATGAGCTGTCAAATTCAATAAACTGCTTTGTAGCAACCCCAAGACCGACACCGATAGCGCCGACACCGGCACCGATAGCATATTTTCCGAACGTCTTTAACTTTGAACCGATATTTGTAATCTGCTGCTCCGTTTTCAGTAATTCGCTTTTTAGAAAACCCGATGTAGTTTTTCCCTCAATGCCTATTTTCTTTAGCGGAGCTGACGCTCTATCAATCAACTTAAAAACAGCTTCTATCGAATATGCTTTTGCCATTATAAATCCTTTTGTATTTTACAAAGCTCTTTTATCCGTGCATCATAAAAAAAATGAATATCGTCAATACTCATTTCACCAAGCGGAGGCAAGGAAGCATAATCAAAACATATTTGTAAAACTTGATTCAGTATCCCTGCCGCCCCTAATACTTTTGTTTTCTTTCCGTTGACAGCACATACGGAAATTATTCGGCTAAAAAAAGCGTTGCAATTCCTATTAAGAACATTAAGTCTTTTGAATCAAGCAATGCAAAAGAAAAATTACTGTCTTCCATCATCTCGGAGAGGAACGCCTGCAGTTTATTAACCCCTTGCTTTTCAGAATATTTGTTCAGCATCATAAACGCCTTTCCGGTGGGGCGCTTAATTACTACAATTTCACCTGCACATTTTCCACTAAATTGCGAAATCGTATATTTAATATTCAGTCCGTCTACTTCAACGCGGCCATCCATGCAGGCTCTTACGAACCTTTTTTTTAGAGGCAAAAAGCTATCCAATTCCTCATCCGTCATTGCGCTTTCGTCATAATCGATTTCGTTTGCTTCACAAAACCGTTCAAACTCGGCAACTGCCGTTTCTCTGTCAATCTTTACTTCTTTTTCCATTTGTACACCTCACCTTAAAAAAATAATATATTTAAATACACTGCCGTGTAATTAAATCCCTTGCTTTTCAATCTTACCATGTAACGAAACGGTTGCCGTTCCTTCTTTGAAAGAAAGCTCTATGTCATCAACAATCTGTACCGAACCGGCAAAAACAGCGCCGTCATTTGCCGTACCGGAATAGTCGAACATTTTGCCGGAGTTTTTTAAATCCTGCAAAAATTCATCGTCCCCGTTATCGAAATCAATGACTAAACTGATCCCTTCAATCGAATCGACTTTCCGCGATTGCACGACGCGGCTTGTTCCATCCCCGTTCGGTTTTACTTCGTTGTTTTTCCCGCCGAGTTTCCACTTTGCATCGTCTTCGGCATCGCAGGTAAACCGGCGTCCATTCAATGTATGACTTTCAAAAGGCCCCGCTATCATTTTCTCCTCCTCCTAAAAAAAATAAATTATCAAATTTATTTTTTAATAAAGCGATGTTTCGGTTTTTCAAACCGAAACTCGTCGTTTAAATTCGATACACCAATTTGTGTATCGAATTTAAACTATTCGCCCAGATAAAAACCGAAATAAATATCGGTGTCAGAAATTTCGATATTGCCGGATAATTTTACCGGAAAGCGCACATTAATCCGTTTAGGATTATTTGAATCTATTTTAACGCTCATATTCCGCTTGCTGAATTCCGGTTCCTGGATAATTGCCTGCAGCGCGAGCGAATCGGCAAGATTCATAAAAGATGTTTTAATCATCTTAGGCTGTTTCGCTTTTACATTCGCGGTAACGGTATCATCGCTGACAATCGGCGCCCCTTTCAATTCATCCGCTTCCATAATCAGCCGTACATTGAATACAACATTTTGCAGTTTAACCAAATCAACAACATAGCGTTTACTTGGGAACTGCCCTTCATTCGCAGGATGATAGAAGGTGATAATGTCGTTCAGCTCCGCAACATTGCCGTTCTTGATATTAGTAGACGAACCATTGTTAACCGAAAGTGTCCGCTGCATATAATTTTCCTGAACATCATCGGAGCCGCAATGTAAACCGGTCAATAATCCTTTATAGCCTTGCGCAGGATTGCTGTTCGCAATTGTAACAATGTCATTTAAAAGAGCACGAGCGGCAATGACAAACGGCAATTCACGGCTTCCGACAGAGACAAGCAAAAAATTGATTGCATCGTTTTTGCGTTCGTCCGTTGTCTTTGTACGTTCCGATAAAACATCAGTACAGCCGTGGCAAACAAGCAGCGGCTTTTTCTCTAACGCTGACCAACGAGATTCCCCGAATTCCTGATATGCATCAAGCCGAGCTTCTTTTTTATAATCAAAACAACTTAAAATAAATGTTTCCCATACAATACCGATTTTCCCCAATGCAGCATTTACATCGGGGTCAAGCGCACCGTCTGCAAATTTCTTTATCGTAAAAGTTGCCCCCGGCACATCCGCCGCTATTTCAAGCGTAATCATGTTGGAACTTTCACCTGACCACTTTGCCACAAGCGGAATTTCTCCGGCTGCTATATCCCCTGTTTTTGCAGGCATATTCAACACACCATCAACCGCTTCTTTTATTGTTTTTAAAATTGCCTCTGATTTATCACCTTTCTTAACTGCGAACTCGGCAGCAACACCGCCGATATACACCGTACCGGCGCCGTTACCCGAAGCCCCCTCATTGGAGACCGCAAGCGTAACACCGATAGCGCCTTTTGCCGGTACCCCCGTTTTTACCTTTGCAAGGGGGTACACCGTTACGGGAAACTCGGCGCCTTTTCCGTTTTGTGGAAAAAGCTGCAATGCCGCAAGATGTAAGGGGCTGCCGTACCCGTACCGGTCTCCGACTGCATTGGCATTGCCTTCAAGTTCAAACTTATCTAAACCATACACAGCATCATCATTGCCCTGCCCGATAACCGCCAAGCGTTGCGGCAACATAAACGCTTTCCCTGAATTAAAATTTTTGTATTCGACGCTTACTCCGCATACGCGGCTTACCGCCGTTGCCGAAACTCCCATAATGCCTCCTATATCCGTATTAAAACTTCACCGGTTTTTCCGACCGCTTCAAACTGTATTTCTTCCAATTCCGCACCATCCCCTTGCGGAGCGTCCTCATAAAACGAAACGGAAAAATCTATCCGCGCTACGGTTACGGCAGCAGCGCTTTCCGCTAAGTTGCTAGGAATTCCTGTTTTTATACCGGGCATATCCCGTTCAAGCACCACACCGCGCATCCCTAAATATGCATAAAATCCGCTCATTAAAATTGAACGGACAATGCACGCAATACGCCACGCTTTTAATGCCGCTTGCCTTGTATCATCGCCATCCGATTCGGCATTACCGCACGCATAGCAATCGATAGAAAAAGAAGCGGTATATCTTTTCCGTCCGATTGCGCTCCCCGCTTTTCCTTCAGCACGGCGCGTCTCGTTCAGTAAAATATTTACAAGCGGAAACGGATTACAGCCCGCTTCATTTGCTGTTAATTCCCACGGCCGAGCGCTTTCCAAATATACGCCGATATTAAAATCTTCAAGCGATTCAATACCGGCCGTTTCTGCAAGCGCATATTGATTGCTTAATTCTGTTTTTAAGATAAGCGCTATAGCATCCCGTATTTTTTCTACATTGTCTTTTTCGTTTAAAAGCGTTTGAATTTGCGCCTGCATACCGCTACGCCTCTACACCTCTTTCAACTGCACTGATAACAGCAACCTGCCAATCCCGATTGTTCTGTCCGGTTCATACCGAACAACATAGAGCCGATATTCCGTACCGGATAAATCACGTAACAACACCTGCCACCCTTTTTGCGGCGTTTCTTTTGTGTACATCGCAAGCGAAGAAAGCCGGTATGAAACCGTTATCGTTCTGCCCTGTACCGGCACGCCGTCCGTATTTAGAAGATAGCCTATGTCGCCGACCGCACCGGTTAAATTAAAATGATTTCCCTTTTTATCGCTGAGCACAAAACGGGAGCCGCTGACATTGGCATTTTCCAATGTAAAAGACAAATCCTTTTCCGCAAGCTCCCGTATATTCATTGTGTACCTACCTATTTTTGCAGTTCGGTTAACGCTGCAATGATTTCATCTTTCGTCTTATCTTTCACATCGATACCGAAAGACAAAGCAAACTCTTTAATTTGTTCGTCAGTTACAGTATCGATAGCGGCAAGGTAATCGGCAAGATGCTTTTTAATTGCCACAATAATTTCTTCTTTCTTTTTTCCGCCGGTTTCAATTTTTAATTTCGCCGCAAGCTCTTCAAGTTCTTTTTTAGTTAGAGCTTCAAGCGTCTTTTGCGAACCCTTTCCGCCATCACCATCATCAGGCGGCGTCTTGCCGTCTTTTTCGTCCTTACCCTTTCCATCAGGAACGGTAATAATCATGCCTTTTTCACAGGCAACCGAAAAAGCCGCTTCATTTCCGCCGAATTGCTCAAGGGAAATTTCATCGCCTTCCGCATACACAACTCCGCCAGCCGTAAACGCAAAACCTTCAGCAACCTTATATTTACTCATGTGCATATCCTCCTACAAAAAAAATTACTGGATTGTTAAGCAACCGAAGCGGTCAATCGAAAACGGCCAACACAACGGACGGCTTTTAATTTCTCCGATATACGCTTCACGTTCCGCATCCCACCATACGCGCGGACGGAAATCAAATTCTTCGCCGATCTGAATTTTCCCATCAAACAACTGCCCGAACGTTTCGTCCGTGTTGATTGTTGGAATACCGCCGAACATTTTTCTAAAATCCAAATCTTCAATATCCGGCAAGAAGATAACTTTATCGTCATGCACATATTTTGTTTTTGCTGTCTTTCCGAATTCATTATAACGGGCATTGTACACCCACAAATCATAGCGGTTTGCGCCGATGTCGATACAACCCATATACTTCCCGCCCTTATCTTTTAAGGCAGGATTCAGCATACCGAGCCGTAAGCCGTCTTGACGCAATGCCGTTTGAACGGACGGATCGGCAATAAATTTTTCCCATGCATTTTTCCCGAAAATCAACGTAGTAATATCACAGAAACCATCATCGCGGACAACATCAGCAAGCGCGGTTATATCGGCCTGCACGTTTGCACCGGAAGCACCCCACGCAATAGCCGCCGTCGGAAAGTGCGACGCTTTCGGCTTGAGGTCAAGCTCATACGTTGCGCTTCCTTTTTCGTCGGTTAAAATGATTTTGCCCGTTTGCAAAAGCTGCGCGGCTTGCAGCTCTACCGAATAGCGAATCATCGCCGTCATTTTTGCAAATCCGTCAACCAGAATTTTTGCGAGCTTTCCGAACCAGTTGACTTTGTCGGCATAGGCATTTTCTCCGGGCTGCCGTTTCATCAGCTGCGCAATATTGGCAGGTTTTGCAAGCGCATACACCGGAAAGGGAATGCTTTTACTTTGAAATTCATCCTCGGCAATTAGCACCGCCCCAGTGCTTAAATTGCGGACAACCGGCGCGACATCTTCACCCGAACGGGTTATGTCGTATTCAAATTTTTCCGCATCGGTAAACGAATCGGATGATGTCTTAAAAAACGAAGACAAAAACCCCATCTTGCTGATGTCAGGTTTTTGATTAAACAGTTGTACAATTCTGGTAATAAAATTCGGCAACATAGTATTCAACTCCTCTTTATCACACTTCGCAAACGCATTACGCAGTTTGAGAAACATCCGTAACGGTTACCGGAATTATTCCGCACGCACGGAGCATATCCAGCTGTTCAACCGTCGGTTTATTGCCGTTCAGCAAAACCTTATCGGCACGCACACGCCCTGCAATCAATGCACGGAACGGAACATCAGCAACGCTGCTTTTCTCGTTTTCCACGTCAAACGGCACAATACCTACAACCTTTTCGCTGGCAGGGTTTGTCAGCACGGCAAACTTTTCGCCGTCTCGTTTTAGATATGTGCCGGCTTTAATAATCGTATTGGCAGGCACGGCAGCCAATAGACCGGTTTCAAAATCATTATTGCCTAACAGTACGGCACTGGTATCAACCGTACTCGTTTCAATCTTTGCCATAGCGAACCCCTCTTATTCTTTTCCGAAAAAGCCTTTGTCAAACTCAGCCATTAAAGCCTTTTCGTCTGCATTATTCTCCGCTGCTTCCGTATGCGTTGCAGGCGGATTATCATCCATGCGGTTTTGCGTCTGCGCTTTCGTCATTGCAAAATCCATATAAGCATCCTGCACCGACTCTTCCGCAACAGGCTTACCTTCTTCAATAAACTTTGCCGCAAGCTCATACGCGCCGCACTTTGCCGCAAGGCGCAAATGTCCGCTCACCATCGCAGATTGTTTTTCGCGCCCTGCTTTTTCACCTAATGCAAAAACAGCGTCATAACACGCCGCGTCTTTTGCTTTTAACTCTTCAACGTTCATACTGCCTCCATTTGTGTTTGTATCATTATGCGCGGCAACCGTCTTGCCGGAAACTGCCGGTGTCTGTAAAAGCGCGGCCGCTTTTTCTATCGATATGCCGCCGTCCTTTTCAGCGCTCTTTTGTAATTTGTCATAGCAATTTTTGATTTTTAACTTTGCGTTCACGATAAGCGCATCGCGGCTTTCAATAAGCGGAGTGTCGGCATCATCGTCTTGTTCTGTAGCTGCATGTTTTTCAAATTCATTTGCAAATCCGTTTTCAAAAATTTCATTGCCGACAAAGAACGTCGTTTCGTCCATAAGAGCGCGGATGTCTTTTTCGGTTTTTTTTGAAACCGATTGATACACACCGGCTAGCGCTCCCGCAAGCTGTTTTAAATAACTTGCCGTCTTTTCAAATTTTTTATAATCACCGTACATACCCGTATACGGATTGTGAATCATAAAGATAGAATTATCCGACGCCTTTACAACTGCATTGTCGTCAACTGTCCGAGCTGCAAGCGCGATGTAACTTGCCATACTCGCAGCAAGACCATTGATTGTAACAACAACCGGATGCGTTTTTGCGACTTCACGGATCGCATTAAAAATCGCAATCCCTTCGTATACGTCTCCACCCGGACTGTTAATACTGAGCTCCAACGTCTCACCGTCTTTAAGCCCTGCAAGCGCTTCGCTTACCTGTGTAGCAGTAATACCGTCAAACCAGCTGTCAATAACGTTGTCTATTGCAAATTTCATACACACCGTCTCAAAAAAAATTAAAGCGGATAAAATACGCGCAATGATGCGATTTTTCCGTATTTCACTACTTGCGAATTTTCTAAAGAATCCCAGTCGGAAAGTTTGAAATGCGTCCTACCGTTACAGTCCCAGCGTTCAACGGCAATTTCCCCATCTTTCAGCTGATAATCGGGAGCTTCTTTTTTTACATCACACTTCCAGCCGGAAAGATACGTTAAAAATTGAGCAGGTTCGGCAACATAAAAATTATCACCCTGTGAATAGTTTTTTTCGTTGACTCGGATGAATTTTTTAGCAATCCCCGCCTGCAATGCAGATAGAGGATCGATCTCTGTTTTTGTAATACGTTCGGCAATTCTAATAATTGCAAAACAATAGCAGCCGTTATTGCCCGCCGCCAAAAAGAATGATTGAACGCCTTCTTTCATAAAAAAAGCCCCCTTATAATTCCAAGATTACAAGAGGGCTTTTATAAAAGCTATTAACTTTTAGAAAAAAAATGATTTTTTTTAATTTTTTTTATCCACCGCCTTTTTAGCCCGCTTGCCGGGCTTAGGACGCTGCAAAAAACGCTCATAGTCAGATTCAGACCATAAATAAATTTTAGCCCTATCCGAACCGGCAAACGGCACTCCGTTTTTTAATGCCCACATACGCGCTGTTATAGTGCTGCAGCCTGCTTTTTCGGCTACTTCATTTGTAGTCATATTTACCCCCAAAGTCTAAAAAGCTGATAGCCGCAATTGATAACACCTAACACTAAGATAATAATATACAGGTAAGCCTTAACACCTTTTAACTTAATTTCCATTTGACACATCTCCATAAAGTCATTATAGTAACGGTTGGAAGGAAATCCTTCCAACCGCGCCCGATTATCTGCTAATCAGGCTTAAAATAAATCCGGCGATTGTTGCTAGTTCCGCTAAAACCGTCAACACCTGCCGGATACCAAAGCCGCATTTTGCTTTATGCTTATGCGGCTTTTTCTTTTTCATACTTATCACCCCCTGATCTTTAAGATGTCTTTATTATATCACTAGTGATATTTTATGTCAACAACTTTGTGAAAAATTTTTGCATTTTTTTCACAAAAAAAATGCGTAACCGGCAAACACCGATTACGCATTATAGAATAATTCCTACCGTAAAAACCGTGATAATGACATGAGTATTTGCAATATCTGTAAAACAATAATTGCAATCATTATTTTTTCAAGCCGTGTCACATTGACGCCTCCGTAAAAAGTAAGCATTATAAAAACCGCGCTGCCTTATTTAGTCAGTGCTTGGATTAGTGCGGTAATCGCTGTTATCAAACCGGATAGGGCTAGTATCCAATCGGTAACACTTGGCGATTACCGCTTTTTTTGTATTTATTTCTTTTCATCCGCCTTTTTGGCTCGCTTGCCGGGCTTAGGACGCTGCAAAAAACGTTCATAGTCAGCTTCCGTAAAAATGTAGGTCTTTCTTTTATTTTCACCTACATACGACACATCATTTTCAGAAGCCCATCTTGAAACGGTTTGCGTCTCGCAACCGCAGCGCTCCGAAATATCTTTTGTCGTTAGTAACTTTTGCGCCATATTACACCCCTTTGGTAAACTTTATAATAAGATAAAACGCATATACAACAATAAACCCTGCAAACAACCATTTAAACCTTTTCGTCATATTGACACCTCCATAAAAAGTAAGCATTATAAAGGCCGGAGTTTTTCTCCGGCCGCGCCGCTTATTTAAGCAGCGCTTGTAGTAAAGCGGCAATCGCTAAGAGTGCAGTGGATATCGCAACTATCCACTCTGTAACACTCGGGCGATTGCCTTTTTCTTTTTTGCGCTTTCGCATTTTTCACCTCCTTTTCTTTAAGATGATTATATCATACATCAAGATGTATTTTATGTCAACAGCTTTGTGAAAAAATTTTGCTTTTTTTCACAAAAAAAAATGCGTAACCGGCAAACACCGATTACGCATTACACATTATTCAATTACCCATTACTTATACCCCATACGGCGGCGTCTGTTCGGCAGTCATATACGGTTGACCGGTTTCGGATTGTCCGGCGCTATACACTTGAATAATCCGCTCCAACTCCCCAAGCTCTTGCGCAAGCTCCAAACAGGAGACGCGGAATCGGCCGATATACGCAATCGGCACGCCGTCCGTATAAGACACCTTACAGAAACGCTCCACTTCTTTAAAAAGCGTCTGCGCCCGCTGTTCACGCTTACCGCACGCAAAAAAGCCGTCGGCATCTAAAGTAGAATCAATAATCCTATTATGTTTAAAATCAATATACCGTTCACTCATACCGCCGCCCTTTTTGCCTTGTCCCGATATATTAAATCGGTAATAAACGCAACCTGCCGCTCTTTTTCTTGCCGCTCCGCCTCTGTTTTCGGTTCTGCAAGCCGCTCGGTTTTAACAAGAATTTTGACCGCAGCATACATAATCGCCCCGTAAAGTCCGACAGCATCTTCTTTGTAGTACAAAGCAGCTTCATACACATCACGGGCTATACTATCCGTTCTTTCTTCCAAGACATCAAAACTAAGCGCTTGTACATCCGTCTTTTGTGCATTCGTATTCATAATCGCCCCCTTAAAAAGCATTTACAGCCGGAGTACCCTCCGGCTGATTGCGTTAAAAATAAAACTCTTCAACCCATTTATTATCCGGCACATTATTAAAAAGCTCGTCTGCACCAAAACTGTACGAACTTCCGCCAGGAAAGCGGTATACAGGCCCGGATTTGTCGTTTCCAACATATTTGCCGATAGCCCCGCTATGATCGGCAAAGAGTGCATGATAAACCTTTCCGCCAATGATCATCTTGTGTTTCATTTCGATAGTATTACCCGCTGCTTGCACCCAATTCGGCAACAGTTCCTTTAATTTGCCAAGAGACCGCTCAAGCATTACAATATCGTACAAAACAGAATTCATAGACAATTCATCGCACACCTCTTTCATCTCTGCCATTGAATGTACAAGCGTTGTACTTTGCTGATCAATTAACCGCTGCCATTCCGCAATCGCGTATTGTTCTTTTCCTTTCATCATTATTATGCCTCCTATTGATATTATAGTTTTATATAAATAATTTATATAAAACTATAATCTTTGTCAATAGAGATATTATAAATATCTATACTTTTTTTATACTTTATGATATTTTTACTATAGATTACAGGAGTACAAAAAATGAGTTTTTCATACAAACCGCTTTTCCTATTACTTGTCCAGCGCAACATGCAGAAGATGGATTTAATAAAAGTATTAGGAATATCACCTAACACACTTGCTAAATTTGCAAAGAATGAATATGTATCTATGGATGTACTAAATCGGATATGCGAATATTTTGAATGCCGGATTGAAGATGTGATAGAGTATGTGAAGGATTGAAAATCGGCGGGCATATCGCCCGCCTGAATATTAAAGACCTAACAGCACTTTTTTCTTTTGATCAAAATCTTCTTGTGTAATTATACCATCATCAAGAAGTTTTTTATATTTTCGCAATTCCTCTGTAGGATCAGTAGCTGCCGGTATTTCAGATGTTGCCTGCTCAACAGACTTATCATCTTTGTTTTTGATAGCCTCCATAATAGTCAAGGCTCGGCCAACTCCTTTATATTCATACTTTGTTGTTCCCTCTGTTATTGTTAAAATATTACCCGCCATTCCTGATATTTTGCAACCTGATACTTTTGATAAATCTATTACAACCTTATCATTTGAGAGCATCCCTTTAGCTTCAAGCGCATAAAAATTAACATTTGTAACCGCTATACACCCCATTCCCTTTGAAGTTGTTATTGGTGCTATAGCTTTTACAACCTCAGCATCAGAAATCAAAGTAGCCACACTGCCGTACATTAACTTAGAAAGAAAATTAGGCTTCACCCCTAACTCTTTTATCTGAGCTTCAAACTTTGCATAATCCAT